TCATCGATGATCCTGCTCGCCAAGTGCTCGGCAATGTCGCGGGTGTCTTGGGTTTGAGGGGAGTCAGTCACGCTTGGGGCCTGGAAGTTTGGCGAGGGTGCCAATCAGTTCCTTGCGGACACGGTGCACGAAACTGTCGAGCACGCGGTGCCCGAGATCAATGTCGCCGCCGCCAACGTTCCGCACATGCTCCGGGCTGATAACCCATTCGCCGCCAGCCGCCACGATCGGCACGCCCGAGGATTCACCGCCGTGGGCCTTACCCGCACGCGTGGCGAGTTTTTCGAGCGCAGCCTTGACGCCCGGATGCAGCGGTAGCTTTGCAGCCTCATCTAGGGTCACCCATTTGGCTCCGTCATGCTCGTGATTCAGCTTCGGATCGAAGCGCTGAGAATGTGCCAAGTACGTTGTAAAGTCTACATTTTTACCGTCGCTGTGCATGAACGGCGACAGTCCACCCTCGTGCTCATACCCGGATTCCTCGCGAGTCTCGCGTCGCGCGGCAGTTTCAGGCGTTTCGTCCTTTTTGATGCCACCAGCCGGGAATGCCCATTTCCCCTGATCGCCGTCGTTCTCAGTCCGGCGCATCAGCAGCACTTCTTTCTCGGGCGACAGAAACAGGATGCCGGCGGCGCGCGTGCGGCCGCCACGGGCGTACGTGACAGGCATCCCATAGACGCCTTTGCTCTGGCCATAGGGCGCAGAGTCAGCGCCGTAAGGCTCGCCGCCGAAGGTACGGCGTAGGACTTTGAAGCCGGCGAGAGTGTTGCCGCTGCCGCCCGCGCTCACCACATCGGCCGGAATCACGTAGCTGGAACTTTCAACGGTTATCGGGAGATGATCCGTTCTGCCAGCCACCGAACTGTGAATCGGCCCCGCATGAAACCTCGGCGTGCGTACGGTCGGCGCCATGCCGGGACTGGTGGTCGTGGTGCCCCCGCCGTCGTCCCGACGCTTGCGGGCGACGTGTAACGCGACACTGACGTCGTCATTACTCATGACCACACCACAGATACCGTCTGCCCTGCGCCCGGTGCCACATTTACTCCAAAACTCACGGGCAAATTAACATTGAATACGCCCACCGTGTTCGGGATGACATAGATCGGCTTTGTCGTAGCCGCCAGCGTCGCGCCATCGTAAATCATGCCCGCCGCACCAGCGACCGTCACGCTGACCGCAGCAACGCGTCCCTGCGAAGGCTTGACCACGGTCGGCACAGTCAGCGCCGCGGCTGTCTGCTGACCCTGCACGTTCAGGTAATTCTGCGCGAGGCCGTTCACCGCCTGCACGAGATTTTTGATCGCCGACAAAATGTCGGAGAGAGAGGCGCCAGCAGTAGGTGGAGTGTTAGCCATTAAAATTTCGCATCGGCGGCATATCGATACCGAAGTGCACCTATGCGCCACCATGTTCCAAGGTCACTGCTCGATATCCTGATCGATACCAACCTACCACGCAATCTGGTATTGAAATACTTCGTCGCCTGCGTCACCGAATACGGGCCGTAAACCACTGGTGTGTCTCCAGGATATCCGGCCACGTAAAAGCTAATCTGTACCGTCGCGTTCTGCGCCTGACTCCACTGACCCCAACGCATGTCAGGCCACACGAGGTCAACGAATGTTTTGAAGTCCCCTTCCGCAATCGTGAAATAACCCGTCTGAAAGAACGGCAGCATCGCCGCGCCGTCCGCATCGTTCGAGGTCTCGTGCTGATACAAGTACAATGACACCGGATCAGCGCCGATCGGAGGGCCGAGTACCGACTGATCGATCCATGCCGTGCGTGCGAGGGAGCCGTAGTCCCAGGTGCCCATGTACACGTTGTACTTGACGTAAGAATCAACCTCGCCGGTCCCGTTAGCCGACGGATAAAACCACTGAATCTCGCCGAACCTGGAATTTACGGCGACGCGTATTTTAGTCAGATTGGCCTGATTGAGATTCTGGAACACGACGTCCCACACCGTACACGGCAGCGGTTGCACTCCGTTGCCACTGAGCGTGTAAAATTGAGATGGCCCCATCCAATAACCTATGCCATTAACAAACGCGACCGCCTTTCGTCCAATGAGGCCACACCCAGCGCCAATTTCGTTGAACGAATAAACATATGGAGGCCCAATGTACTGCATCGACCATGCGTCGATATCAGTCAATACTAGAGCCTGCTGGGGGCCTTGGGCGCAACCGACAATGCGCGAACCCTTAGGAATGCGGAAGGAGCCGGCCTGATTCGTCGGTAGTGCAATCCACTGATATGGATTATTGACATCGCACCAGTTGATGAGCAGCGGGTCTTGAATCCCGGTCTGCGTCGATCCCCATGCTACGATCTGCCGTTGAGGCATCGCGACGAAGAAACCGTCATTGACTGGCGGGGCCTGCGGGATGACAGCAGCAGTGGGCTGCTGGGCATTCGGGCTCCACAGATAGATGGGTTGATACGGCACTCTGAGCACCGGACTGATCGGGCAGGCGATTAAGTCCTCGCCGAAGTTATCCAACGTCCAGTCGGATGCCCCGATGGGAAGAGCGGACGGTGGCGTTGCTCCCAGGCCATTGTAGAAGAGGAGAACAGCGCCATTGGCCCACGTTGTAGTGTCCGATGACGATGCTGCTGCTTCTGAACGACGTAATCGCCCCTCAGGAAGAGTCCCCCGACGCTCGTGCCTACCAGTATCGGGAACGTCACTCCCGGCGCGTATTGCCCGGTATTGGGAAACGTCACCGTGACGATGTTTGATCCAATTTGGGTCGTAAAGATCGGCAACACTGGCGCAGATGTTGAGGTTGCCGGAAGCAAATTCCCAAGGATATCTCTAGCGTAAACGGTATAGGCTGTCCCCCATGAATATCCGTCAGGATCGCAGGGATAGAGGCCGTACAGCACGACTCCGCCCACCGAAATCGGCGATGCGATATAGACGCTATCGGCGTTCGTAATCCCGGCGGTAAACCCGTCAGTGATGACGATGGAGGGACTGCCGATGGTGGCGACCGCCGAAAAGCTTGCGAGAGGTATTACGCTCCCAGCTAGCGGCGGCGTGATGTCCGTTAGCGTGCCAGCCTCGATGACTGCCAGTTGTGCGCGTCCGATGCCGCCGGTCACGTATATCTGCGTTCCTAACGCCAGCCACGCGTTTTCGTTGAGATCCTCCCACGCCCAGAGTGCGCGCACGATAGCAGCCATGACGGAAGGGAAAAATTTGCTCCAGCCGCCCAACTTTTGGACGCAAGCTGTGCCAGCCGCAGAATCAGGCTGGAACCTGATGAGGTTCGACGACGAGATGCCAGCATTCTCATTTAACGCTGGCGTTTCTGTGGTATTAACTCCGGGAACGAGCTTAAGAACCGCATGCGGCATGCGTCACCGCGTCGGCGTGGCAGAGACTGGCGTGGAGTACGATGACCAGGAACTGCCCATGAATTTCTTTCGGTTCTCCTCGCTGATCGCGCCGAGCCGCAGCGCCTGATATTGTTTCTCGTACGATTGTCCCATATCGGCTGAATCCGATGTCGCGGAGAAATTGCGCTGAAACGCCGATATATAAATCATGCTCGCCATCATGAGCATGTCTGGCAAGAACTCAGAAATATACGTGTACGCCGTATCGGCCACGCCAGCCGTAACAAACTGCGCCAATGACGGCAGCCGAATCACGCCATTGACTCGCACTGGATACGCGTAGTTCGGTGGTGGCCCTAGTAGCACGTTGATATTCGTATTGGCGCCATCCCCGAACGTGTCTCCGGCCATGGCGAAGAAACGTGGCTGCCCTGACTGCGCCAGTCCTGAGTAGCAGTTCTGGATGAACTCGCGCGACACTGGCGTCAACGGGCTGCTATTGATGACTTGCGCGCCATTGTTCTGCGTGATTTCTAGAGTCTCAACGGTTAGGAAATCGTTGATCGGAATCGACATGGTGCTCTGTCCGGCAGTTAGCGCATAGGTATTAGACGAACGGGCATTCAAAAAATCTATATCGCGCTGAATCCGTAACTCAGCGAAATTCAGCGCCTGCGGAAGCGCCGTTTGCATGGGCGCATCGATGAAGCTATAGAGGCCAGAAATCTCTTGGGTCAGCGCAACCGCCATGACGCCCAACTGCTGGACGTAGGCGTTATAGGATAGCGGATTAGTGGCTGGAGCGGTCAAGGCGCAACCCACACCGCGATGTAGCGGACCTGCATGTTGTGCGGTGTTGATCCGCTGTGCAGGCCAGAACCGAAAATAACTTCAAAATGATTGTTCTGCCACGCAGAGTTCACCATGTTTACCGAAGCGAATGTAATGTGAGAGAAGCATGTGCCGTTGAAACACGGCAGCACAAAGCCTCCGCTGGTTGCCGGCGACCAGCCGCTGCCCCATATCTGCTCGCTGTTGTAAGCGACATTAGTGCCGCTATAATAAGACTCCTGCGGTGAGTTCGCGGGCCAGTTGTGCAGCGTCTGCGTGAAGCCGTAAAAACCACCAGAGGAGAATCCGTTCTCCTCGGTGTCGTACTCAACGTACTGCGCGATCGAGGTATTGGCTTGACGCTCCACGGTCCACAGATACGCCGCATCCCATTGAGTCGTCGTAGCGTTTGAGTCCGTCGATGCCGTCTCGAAGTAGAACTTGTTGTTCATCGGGATCTGCGGGAAACCCGATGCTAATTGGGCGACTGTATAGTTCTGATTGAACGTCGCGGCTGAGAGAAAACCTCCGTATGTGCCGGTGCTGCCAGCGTTGACCAGCGTCAACTGCCCATTGGTAGTTGTGAATTGGGCAGACGTGCACCCTGTATTCGCCCCTGGAGCCCCGCAAGTAAAATAGTTAGAAATCGGCGTGCCGTTGGAGGGGACTAGGTTTATGTCAGAGACGACCGGATGAATGATGATGAGCGGCGTGTGCAGCCCGAGCGCTGCGGCTCCTGCGGGCACCGGGGGGTTGAGGATCAGCCAGCGCGTACCGTTACTCTGCTCAGGACCCAGATCTGAGGTCGTCGCGGTGTAGCCGTTATAGCTCGCGGCTGGGTAGTTCGCGATCAGCTGCGCGTCAGTCGGCGTGCCAGGGATGTAACTGCTCGACCAGGTAGATGCGTTGAAAGCGACCCAGGACGCCCCGTTACTCCACACTGGCCCCAAATCACCCGTAACTGCGGAAGTCCCCACAGGAACCGCAGAAGCCGGGTACGCTGCGCTTAGCACGGTTGAGGCCGAGAAGTAGCCAAGGTTGGGGGTTGCTGCTGCTGTCGCCGCGCTTGCGCTTCTCAGTTGAATGCCGCCAGAGAGCGCCGCAGTTAGCAGTAGCAGTAGATAGAGAGTGAATGAGCGTGGGAAACGCATATCAGTAGGCTCCTGCATCATAACTTAGATAGTCGCCGACCGTCGCCACGCCGAGCATGGTACAACTCGTCGCGGTGTGCGCGGTCTGTATAAATGCTAACTGTCCAGTCTCATCGGTCATATTGCAGCGCCAGCCATTAGTCGGTGTCACGTTCGTGGTAAAAGTTAGCACGACTGAGCACGTGCCGGTGGTCCCTCCGGTCGTGAAGCCACCATACGCCACCTGCTGCGAGGCACTCGGGCCGCCATTGAGAGCGCTGGTCGAACAGCTCGTGCCCACTGCCGTGTAGCCTCCCCCGGCGCTTGGAACCGTTGCTGGCAGGAAACCAGATGGGATCGCAGCTTGACTTACGAGTTGCCTGGAAGAGTTGCTGCCAAGAAGTGTCGCAGAGAGCGGAACCGAGGTTCCGTTTATTGCGTTGGCGTTGTTCACGCCTGAACCCGCCACGTTGATCGACGCGCCACTCCCTACCACCATGGCTGCGGTCGTATTCGTACCGCTGGTGATGGCATTGAACGCGGATGATCCGCCCCCGCCTGAGCCGCAGTCTGATCCAGTGCCTGCGATCAGGCCGGAGCTATTAGCATGCAGGCATTGCGTCAAACCGGTGATGGCAGAGTCAGTGATGGATGTCGTAAGAATGGCGGCAAAAGACTGCGTTGCCGACCACGTATTGGTGCCGTTCAGCAGCGGGATAGTCGCTCCGGCGACACCTATGCTGGTCGTCGCAGCCGTGCCGAAAAGAACTCCACCGGTTCTCAGGCAAGTGATGTTTGGCTGTGAGAACGAGCAGTCGCCTCCCAACGCAAAGCCACTAAACGCGCCAGAATTGTTGTATTGAAGCTGCCCGGTCGAGCCGCCTGGAGAGCCGCCTGTTGCAACCGCTATTCCATTAACAAATAGCCCCTGAGCATTGAGTGTTCCAGGCCCCTGAACCCCACCGGTAGCTGAACCCAAAGACAGTCCTGCGCCCAACCCGTACGTGATTCCAGGCGGTGGGAAGTAGTGGTAGACGCCCTGCGCAGAGGCGACGGTACTTGCCAGCAAGAATGCCCAGAGTATGTGTTTCATCACAGCGCCACCCACTTGCCGATCGTTGCCGAATACTTGAACGATTTCGAATCGTTCTGCGTCAGAATCAAGTCGCCTGGCAATCTGAATTGGTTGGCAGCAATCGATCCGACATTCAGCGCGTTTAGCGTCATAGCGAAGGCGCTTAGGTTTGTGATGATGACCGTTTGCCCATCAAAACCAGCCTGCAGTCCGGTGATGTTACAAATGACCGTTGGCGTTAGGTCGATAAACGCAACTGCGGCACCCATCTGGCCGCCAGCGGTGTAGTTATTATTGGCACCTGGTATTGGTGCTGCATAGACGACGCCAGTAGGGATAGACGCGATGATATTGTTCACCAGCGCGGCTATCTGCGCAGTGCTGACGCGTTCGGATGCCCAGCCTTGCACGTTACCTGGCAATCCTACCGGGACTGCCAACTCAAACAATTCAGCGCCGGTCAGCGAGCTCGCTTGAGGCAGTTGCAATATGGTGGTGGTGGCCATTACGATTCCCTACGACTCCCGCGCACTTCGTGCCTCATATTAAGGCAAAACTTCTACTGTGTAACTATAAATGCCGCAAGTATCGCCAGAGCTGGTTGTGTCCTGGCAGTTAAAGTTAATGTATTGCTGAGCAGCGGTATTTTGACTGCCTGTAGTAGGCGCTGCGCTCAAACTACCTACAAGACTGACGCCGTTAAGGAATGGAAATATCTGCGTACTAGCCGACGTATTACGCACAACCCCAATGCTCTGATATCCAACGCTGGCGCTAGTATTGTCTGCCACGCTTACCATGCCGAGACCGCCCGTAACAGCTGCGGAAGTCGTATTCATGCGAATCGTAAACGTCGTTGTATTCGTGGTTGTAGCGCTGCGATACCAGAGAGCCGTGATACGCAACGCGCCGCTGGCTCCCATCGTATTGGCTGGCAACGAGCATGCGGCTAAATTGGTCTCAAGCTGATCTCCTGTATGCGTAGTGGGCGATGCAACCGAGGCTTGGCAAAGAACCTCTTCGCTTGGATATGTCGCGCTTAAACTGGCAGCCGTCAGATTACCAGCGCTATCAACACTAAAGCCGGTAGACTGGAAGGCATTCCCGCTGAAGTTGAATTCAGTCAGGTCAATACCAGTACCAGCCGCCATGTTAGCGCCAGAAACGTGCTTTGTGCCGGCTATCAATGTTCCCGTAGGCGCAACAGCAGAATAGCCGCCAGTAGTGCCGAACGAGATCACCGTTTGCCAACCTGGATTTGGGCCGCTGGCCGGTAAGCTCGCTGAGCCGAAGGCGAGTCCCGCATCAAACTGCGAGCCCTGCGTCGTGTCGGTGCTCGTCTGCTCGATCAAAATGCCGTTCTTGATTGCCGCACCGCAGCCATTGCAAGCTATATCGGCTTCTTCCGCCATGATCACATCGCCATAGGTCAGAGCTGAGCCAGCAACGACTGCGAAATTAGAGCCGTACCATTGACCAAACGGCGAGCCGCTCGTGCCGCCGTCATTCGAGTTTACATACACCGTACCGCCAATACCGGTATAGCTGCCCTGTTTGGGGATCAGATAGTTTCCGCTCGCAGCGCTGAAAGTGCTGATGACATTCAGCGCCGAGCGCCCCCCGGTAAGTGCTGAACCACCAAAGGTGTAGTTGATTTGAGAGCATCCAGGCAGGTAGGTATTCGCTGCCATGTTATCGCTGGTGCAGTTAAGACTATACCCGACAGCATTGGCTGCTGAAGTTGGCGTTCCAGTTAACCCAAGAGAGCTATAAATCCCAAACTGCGATGGGACAATGCTGGAACCGCTTTTAGTGATCGTACCTGAAACTGGGTTGAGAAACGCTGAAGTCAATCCTGCATTGAACGTGTGCAGCCCAGTCCATGTCGGAACAATAGCTTGGGATAGCGGGGGCGCAGCATCGGAACGCATGAACGTGGTCAGCGAACCATTGACCGTTGAAAGGCCGATCGTTCCGGTAGGATTCGCGCCAGTGCCGCCTCCACCGCTGCCAGTAGCGGCAGCCGTGAGAACACCCTGCGCGTTGACTGTTATGTTGGCATTCGTGTACGAACCAGGAGTTACGGCGGTAGAAACAAGATCTGCGGTCGCAATAGATCCAGCGACTCCGTTGAACGTGCCGGTATAGCTGAAATTTGTGAAGGCGCCAGTAGAGGGCGTCGTACCACCGATTGGGCCGGGAGAGGCAAGGCCAGCGGCGCCAATATAAGCCGCAATCTGCGCGAGGGTCGCCTTGTACGTACATTGTCCAAGTGTCGAACACGGAGGGACGCCCTGCAATTGCCATACAGGAAACTCTTCAGGGCCAGACAGAAGATTGCTAGGATTCAGAGCGTCGATGCTCGTCTGGGCGAAAGTCAGCATGGGCAACCACAGCAGCAACATCGCAAGTCTCTTCACAAAATGATCTCCTCGCCGCCGGGACCGGTAACCAATGGATTGTTGGGACCGACAGCCAAATAGGGCGCAACTGCTGGCGCGGGTTGCCGAGTCGGCAACGCACTTGGCCGCCCTTCCGGCTGAATCTGCTGCGCGCCGTATTGAAGACCAACAAGCGCGGTCACAATGCGACTCGTCGGCGTAAGAAGCGATGCCGCAGGCACATTACCGGCCATCAGGTAACTGAACGCCGTCGCGCTGATCACGGTCACACTGTAGAAGCCGTTTGCGGCAGTTAGCCCCTCAGCGGATATCTGGCCATCGGTGTGCAGCCCATGCACTTTTGAGCACGTCACGGTGATCGTTGCTGTGCCGTTAGCGATGACCGACAGGATCGGCAGCACGACGCCAAACGCCTTCTGCACGCCGCCGTTGTACGGCATGACGGCGTTTTGTTCGAGACCCGCAGGACTGCCGATGGGCTGCGTAATACGATTCTGGCAATCCTCGGTGACGCGCAGCGTGGTCGACGGGATCGGAATGCCGACGATGGGATCAAAGGCATTGGAAACTGTCGAGCGGTAGTCGGTCTCGGCGTCGGCAAAGTTTTCCGGCCGAGGCTGCCAAATTGGAACAGGGTCTGCGGGCAGTTGGATATTTCGCAGTTGCTCGTTGGGTACGTCTAAGCATCGGCGGCAAACAAGTAGCCACAGACTTTGTAGGGCCGTTCCTCTCCAATCTGTCTGCCAGGTTAGATCGATGCGGTTGTGCCAGATCCCGCAGCGGTCACAAACCGCCTGCGCCTGCGGCAGCTTCGCCGAGACTCGTGCGCGCCCTGCTTTTGACGCGTAAGCCATTAGGCGCTCACCATCCGGCATGCGCGCACATAACCATGCCAGCAGCCTTTGGCATTGATAGATGGCGTCAGCGTCGGCTTATCTTCGTTGCCATCCCATTCCCAGGAATGGCCGCGATTGATTTTCTGGTCTACAAGTGGACGTAACGGAATGCGGCACCCGATGCCATTCGCCAGACAGAAGCAGAACATCTGCTGACCGCGTTTGTCGATCTCAAAGTAGAAGTCTCCGGGCTCAAGATCGCCAGCGTCATCCTTGGCTTTGTCAACGCGGCGCATGTCGAGATCAGCCGTATTCATCGGAAATACCCGCTGACCATCGGCGAAATATAAATCTGTGCGGTCTCAACGTTCTGTCTCGTAGCGACGCCCCACGCCTCGTCTGACAGCGGTTTCAACACGGGTACCCTGTCTGGCGCCCATGATAGCGCCAACCGATAGCTCAAGCCGAACGCATAGGCTTCGAGGAAGTAGATAGGTATCTCGACGTTCTGCCCGTTCTCAAGTTTCGAGTCTTGAATCTGTCGCAATCGATAATACTTGAAACACTTCTGTTGGCCATTCGGGGTAGGCCAAAGGGTCACGGTCGGCGACAACAAGCGGTCCATCCAGAACACGGTTGAAAATCCCTGCTGCTTTTTGTTCGGATAGTTCGCGTATTCAGTACGACTGATCGGCGACATGATCCGATCTATTTCCTGTTGGCCGTTGTTGATCGTGCAGTACGCATCAAGTATCACGATGGTGTTGTACGGTACTTGATACGTCGAACATCCCTGCACCAGCGGAATAGTTTGAAGGTCAACGGCCCACAAATTCACGCCATCCGCGCTCCATCGCCCCATCATGATATTGGTCGCGATGCGCGCGTCTTCGAAATGCGATTGCGTCAACGCGGTGCGTCGAATACCGCACAGCCCATAGGAGTATAAAACCGTCTCCCCCATTCCGGGAGCGAACGAATAACTCCCGCTCGTATTCAGCGGATTCTGCCCTCCAGGCCCAGTCAGGCCACCTCCAGCGACTTCAACAGTGCCGGCGCTTCCAGGTCCGCTGATGACAGTGCTCATAGATGGGTCGCAGTCCAGTTGAAGAAGTATGCGCCGCATGTGGTAGTGGTCG